TCAGGAACACCAACAGCTTTGACAATAGCAGATGGTGCTTTAACAGGTACTGCTCAACAAAGAGTTATAGAATTAACGGGATCAATATCTGGAAGTAGAGTTGTAACGTTTCCGTTACTTACAGAAAATTTTTATTTTATAAAAAATAGCACATCAGGTGCACAAACAGTTCAATTAAAAGCTGTATCTGGTTCAGGTGCTACGGTAACTTTTGCAACTACTGAAAAAAATTGGAAAGTTATTTACCTTGATGGTGTAGCAACTAATACAGGTGTTCATGAAATTGAAATAGATGAATCTAATCCTGCAGGATCAAATACACAAGTTCAATTTAATAATTCAGGAGCTTTCGGTGCTTCAGCTAATTTAGTTTTTGATGGAAATCATTTAACTATTGCAGGAGAAGGTGATTTAAGATTGGGAGATAATACAGGTGGAGAATATGTAGGAATTGACGCTCCAGCGACTGTTGCAGCTTCTTATACATTAACACTACCAGCAGCTGTAGGCTCTGCTTCTCAAGCTTTAGTAACAACAGATGGAGCTGGAACTCTAGGGTTTACATCGACATCAACTTTTGGTATAACAACAGGAAAAGCAATTGCAATGGCAATTGTTTTTGGATAAAAGGATTAAATTATGGCAAACCCAAATATAGTAAATGTAACAACAATCGTAGGCGGTAACCTAGGTTGGAATTTAGGAACAGGATTAACTGACACTTTAATGACAGTTGATGCAGACAAAATTGTAAAAGTTAATAGAATTACAGTAGCAAATGTTGATGGTTCAAGTGCTGCTACATTTAATTTATTTATTGATGGTCTAACAACAGCTGGCGCAGCAGGTATTACTCCAACAGGAGCAGATGCAACTGTTTATTTAGCGAAAGTTATTTCAGTCCCGGCTGCAGCTACTTTAGTAGTATCGGATACCCCTATCTATATGATGGAAGGTGATATTTTAAAAGGTGGAGCTAGTGCAGCGTCTGACTTAGATTTATTTATTTCATACGAAGTATTAGACGACTAGGAGGTAACTAGCTATGGCAAATGGCGGAATTATCGGACCTGTAGTTGAACCAACTCTTTCATCTACTAATGGTGGAGATAAAATTACTTCATTCACAGCATCAGGAACTTTTAACGTAAGTTTAAATAACGGACCCAAAGCTGTTGACTACTTAGTAGTAGGTGGTGGCGGCGGTGCTCAAGCAGGAAATTTACCTAACGACAACGTAGTAGGCGCTGGTGGTGGCGGAGGTGGAGGTTATAGAACTTCTTTCCCTGGCGGCAGTTCTTTAACTATTCCAGGATCAACACCTGTTACAGTAGGAGGTGCAGATTCAAATTCTGTATTTGGACCTATTACATCAGCCGGTGGTGGTTATGGTGGTGGTTGTACAACTTCTTCTGGTGGAGCTGCTGGTGAAGCTGGTGGTTCAGGTGGTGGAGCCGGAAAATATTTATATGGTAGTAAACCAGAAACAGCTGGTAATACCCCTCCTGTAAGTCCTCCTCAAGGTAATAATGGTGGAGGAACTGATGCAGACGGTCAACCCGGTCCAGGAGTTAATTCATTTGCTGCTGGTGGTGGTGGAGCTGGAGCAGTTGGACAAAGTGTTACTTGGGCTCCTGGTAATTCAGTAGCCGGAAACGGTGGAGCTGGTACAGCAAATTCAATTACAGGTGCTTCTGTAACTTATTCAGGTGGCGGCGGTGGAGCTGCTGGTAATTCACAAACAGGACCTTTCTTTTTTGGATCTGGTGGATCTGGTGGTGGCGCTAATGGCGGTCCCGTTGGAAATCCTGGAACAGACGGACTTGGTGGTGGAGCTGGTGGAGGAGCTGGAACTACGCCTCCTGCAGGACCCCCTGCTTATGCTAATAAAGTTGGTGGAAGTGGTATTGTAGTTACAAGAGAAACAGATTCAGTTTATGTTAGTTCAGGAGTATGGAGTATGGACGATGTAATTTTTTATAGAAAAGCAAATACTTGGGCAGATTAAATATGGCAGATTTTTCAGAAATAAGAACAGATAATAATAAAGTTATTAGAGTAGTAAGAATAGCAGACGAAGATGTTGCTGCAAATGGTGGTAATTTATCAGCAGAAGCAGAAACGTGGGTTGCAAATAATATACCTAATGATTCTTTTTTAATGGAACAAGAAGGATGGAGCGAATATCCAGACACTTATTGGAAACAGACAGCAAAAGATTATAGTTTTAGAAAACAATTTGGAAATAAAGGAAGCACTTACGATAGTTCCAATGATGGTTTTATTCCTAAAAATATTCATGAACTTTCTAATTTTAATACAACAACATGGGAGTGGGAATAGTAATGGCACATTACGCAAAATTAGATGAAAACAATATTGTAACAAACGTCCTTGTTATAAATGATAAAGATGTAGCTAATAACGGTGGAGAGAGATCTACTGAAGCTGAACAATGGGTGTCGGATAATTTTGAGGGAGGTGTTTGGAAACAAACATCATACAACACAAGTATGGGAAAATATTTTGATCCTGAAACAGGATTAGAAGATAAAGATCAGAGCAAAGCTTATAGAAAAAATTATGCAGGTATTGGATACATATATCATGTAGATATAGACGGGTTTAGTCCGTCAAAACCTCATGAATCATGGACATTAAATTCAACTACAGGGAGATGGCAACCACCTGTTGCATTTCCAATTACCACTACTACTGGTGTAACTTTAACAGGAATTTTAGGTGTAAGTTATGAACAACCATATAATTATGATTGGGACGAGTCAAATCAAAGATGGATTGCTTATACTATAGATGTTAATGGTGTGTTAGAAAATAATTATATATGGAATTCAACAAATTTAGAATGGGAGATTAACAATGGCTAAAGGAAACGGTGGAGTAATAGGTGTTGATAATAGTGTTATAACAACATTAACTACAACTTTTACAAGTCCAGGAACTTTTACATCAAGACCAACTACCTCAACTGCGGGAGTTTTATTAATTGCCGGTGGAGGTGGAGGTGGAAATTCAAGTAATAATAAAGGTGGTGGTGGAGGAGCTGGAGGTATAGTTCTTGTACCCGCACCTAATTTTGCTGTTGGTGGTGGAACACCTGTTGCTGTTACAATTGGTGGTGGCGGAGGTTCTTCTGCTACCGGAGCTGATACAAGTATTGCACCAAGCACTCCTTTATTTTTAAGAGCTAGAGGTGGTGGCGATGGTGGAAATATACCTAGAGGTGCTGGCGGTCCCGGAGGTTCTTCCGGTGGAAGTGCAGGCCCTCAATCAGGTAGTAGCGTAGGACCAGATCCTGCAGCTGGAAGTCAACCAGGTGAACCAGGTAACTCAGGAACTTTTGGTCACGGTAATAAAGGTGGTTTTTTACCTTCTGCTTCTCCTCCAGGAAACGTTGGAGGAAATGGCGGAGGTGGTGCCGGTACTGCTGGAACTTCTGCTGGACCAGGAGGCGGAAACTATGGTGGTGGAAATGGTGGAAATGGTTTAGATGTTAGACCTGTTTTTGGACCTACACAACCTTGGTACATTACACCTTCAAGTCAAGACGGATTTTTTGGTGGTGGAGGCGGTGGTGCACCTTCTCCCCCATACCCACCAAGTGCTAGAGGTGAAGGCGGTGTAGGTGGTGGATCACCTGGACCCGGAGGTGGATCACCAGGAATGAGAAATGCACCAGGAGCTGTTGCAGGATCAGGCGGCGGTGGAGGATCCAATAATCCAAATGGAAAAGGCGGGGCCGATGGTAGAGTTGCTTTTATAGAACCAGCTGCAGCACCGGGAGTATGGTCTTTACAAACTCAATTTGCATCAGTTAAAGCAGGCGAGTGGCCAAGTTAACCTAGACATATTTTTTCAATAATATATAAAAGTGTCATAAAGACATGAATTTTAAAGATAACTATTGGTATTTTACTAAAGCATTACCAGATCATTTTTGTGATAAACTTGTTAAGTTTGGTAGTTCTAAAAAAGAACAGGTGGGTATAACAGGTGGTTTACAAAGAGATGCAACAAAAAGTAAACATTCACAAGTAATACATAAAGAAGAAGATTTAAAAGAAGAAGATTTATTAAATCTTAAAAAAAGAAGAGATTCAAATATTGTTTGGTTAAGTGAAAGATGGCTTTACAGATATTTACATCATTATGTTAGAGTAGCTAATCATAATTCAGGTTGGAATTTTGAATGGAGTTATTCCGAAGCTGCTCAATTTACAAAATATAAACTTAATCAATTTTATGATTGGCATTGTGATAGTTGGAAAGAACCTTATGGTGATAAAGAAGTACCTGAATTAAAAGGTAAAATAAGAAAACTTTCAATGACTTGTTCTTTATCAGACCCTAAAGATTATAAAGGTGGTGAGTTTGAATTTAAACTTAACGATGATGCAAATGGAGATACCTACACTCAAATATGTAAAGAAGTGCAACCAAAAGGATCTATAGTTATTTTTCCTTCTGATACATACCACAGAGTTAAACCTGTAACAGAAGGAATAAGACATTCATTAGTGTTATGGACTTGTGGTAATCCTTGGAAATGAATATTTATTTTTTAACAGGAATGCCTAGAGCAGGAAATACTTTGTTTGGTTCTTTAATGAATCAAAATCCAAATATTAAAGTTAGTCCCAATAGTCTTAATGCTTTATTATTAAGAAACATAATAAACATTAAACATGAACAATTGTTTAAAAATTTTCCAGATTATAAAGGTATAGATAATGTTGTAGATAATTTTTTTAATAATTATTATAAACACTATAACTGTAAAAACATTTTAGATAGAGCACCTTGGGGTCACCCTGAGTATCATTTGTTTTTACAAGATGTAATTAAAGATAGAAAATATGTTATTTTATATAGACCTTTTTTAGAAGTTCTTTCTTCTTTTGTTATAAAAGATAAACCAGATGATGTAGAAAATTATTGTTATAAAATAATTCAAGGACAACATGCTTCAGTTATTATGGATAATTTAATTTCTATTGAAAATATAGTAAAAACAAAACAAAATTATGTTTTAATTAATTATAAAGATTTAGTTAATGAACCAGATGTACAGTTAAAAAAAGTATGTAGTTTTTTAAAAATAAATTTTGTCAAACCTGATTATAACAATATAAAACAATTTAGTATTAATGGAATAACATATGACGATTCTATGTTGTCTGGTGTTTTTCACACACTTGATACAAACGGTATACAGGAAAGTAAAACTGTGGTAGAAGATATTTTACCTGAAAGTATAATAAATAAATTTAAAGATTTTGATGTCAGATTTTAAAATTAAAAAATACACCGTAATTAAAAATGCTATACCTAAAGAATTGGCAGAGTTTGCTTACAATTATTTAATCTTAAAAAGAAAAGTAGCTAGAACTTTATTTGATGATAACTTTATACCACCTTTTGAAACTATGTTAGGTGTTTGGAATGACCCACAAGTATTAGAAACTTATTCTAACTATAGCGATATTCTAATGGAAACTTTATTAGAAAAAGTAAAACCAGTTATGGAAGAAAAAACTGGATTAAACTTATGTCCTACTTATTCTTATGCAAGAATATATAAAAAAAACGATGTTTTAGAAAGACACAAAGATAGAATGTCTTGTGAAATATCTACAACAATGAGTTTAGGAGGAGACCCTTGGCCTATATTTTTAGAACCAAATGAAACAAAAGGTAAAAACACTGATGATGGTTATGTGCCAGGAAATACCGTTGGAGTACAAATAGATTTAAATCCTGGTGATATGTTAGTTTATTCTGGTTGTGTATTAGAACATTGGAGAGATAAATTTGAAGGAAATAATTGTGGTCAAGTATTTTTACATTACAATAATGTTGAAACACAAGGTGACAAAAATAAATATGATGGACGACCACATTTAGGACTACCTTCGGATTATAAGCGTGGATAATTTTATATACGAATTTAATATAAATAAAGACCTTTGTGGCAGACTAATTGATTATCATAAATTAAATCAAGAATACAAACACGAAGGAGTTAATTCACATAAAGAAATCGATAAAACTTTAAAAGATTCTATAGATGTTAATGTGTATCCTAGTAGTAATAATCCCGATATAGGTTTTTATTTTAATGAAATAGGTGAAGGTTTATTTAAATATTTTAAAACATATGCATTTCCAGAACCTTCTAATATGAGTTTAAATCTTTTTACAAAAGAAGGTTTTAATATTCAATACTATCCTCCAGGTGGGGGATATAAAAACTGGCATTTTGAAAGAGCTGACACACATGGTCATATAATTACAAGAACACTTGTATTTATGACTTATTTAAATGATGTAGAAGATCGAGGAGAAACAGAGTTTCATTTTCAAAAACTTAAAATTAAACCTAAGAAAGGTTTATCTCTTATTTGGCCAGCAGATTTTACATATACCCATAGAGGTATACCTTCTCCTACCCAGGAAAAGTATATTGCAACTGGATGGTTTAATATGGTATAACATCCTGTCAAAATAGGATAAATATGCTACAAAAATTAGGTTTTGCTCCAGGATTTAATAAACAAGTTACAGAAACCGGTGCCGAAGGGCAATGGTTTGATGGTGATAACGTACGTTTTAGATATGGTTCACCTGAAAAAATAGGTGGTTGGCAGCAATTAGGACAAGATAAGTTAACAGGTGCAGCTAGAGCTATTCATCATTGGGATGATAACGCCGGTATTAAATATGCAGCTGTAGGAACTAACAGAATTTTATATGTGTATTCAGGCGGTACGTATTACGATATACACCCTATAAGAACAACTTTAACAGGCGCAAAATTTACAAGCACATCATCATCTAAAACAATTACGGTAACATGTACCGGGGCTCATGGATTAATAGAAGATGACATTGTTTTATTTGATAGTGTAGTAGGAGTGCCGGCAGCATCTACTTACAGTAATGCTACATTTGAAGACATTAAGTACATGGTAACATCTGTACCAACTACTACAACTTTTACAATTACAGCTGAGAATCAAGAGTCAGGAACACCTTTAACTACAAGTGATGGAAACAGCACTTCTATATTATGTTATTTTACAGTAGGTCCTTCTCAACAACTTGGTGGTTTTGGTTGGGGTGCTGGTTTATATGGTGGTACTTCACTAGGTGCTGCAACTACAACTTTGGCTTCTACCATAAATGATGCTGTAACTGATATTCCTTTAACTAACTCAGCAGCTTTTCCATCAGCTGGTGAAATAAGAATAGGTACTGAAGATATAAGTTTTACAGCAAACAATACTACAACTAATATATTGAGCGGTGGTGCAAGAGAAGTTAATGGCACTACAAAAGCAGGACATAGTGGTGGTGCTACAGTTACAAATATTTCTGGTTTTGCAGGCTGGGGAGATCCGGCATCTACTGACTTTACAATCGACCCTGGTTTATGGATTCTTGATAACTTTGGTACAAAGTTAATTGCACTTATTTATAATAGCAAGTGTTTTGAATGGGACGCTTCTGCACTTAATGCAGTAAACACTAGAGCTACATTACTTGCTAATGCACCAACTGCATCTAGACATGTATTGGTATCTACACCAGACAGACATTTAGTATTTTTTGGCACAGAAACAACTGTAGGAACTTCATCAACTCAAGACGATATGTTTTTACGTTTCTCTGATCAAGAAAATATTGATGGCACAGATGCTTATACAGTAAAAGCAGAAAATAATTCTGGTACTCAAAGGCTTGCTGACGGTTCTAAAATTATGGGAGCTATTAAAGGTAGAGATGCTATCTATGTATGGACCGACACTGCATTGTTTTTAATGAAATTTGTAGGTGGAGATTTTGTATTTGCTTTTGAA